GAGGTTGCCGGCCACCTTGACCAGGTACGTCGCGCCAATTTTCACGTCGCTCTTCTTCATGGTCATGCTCCTTCTGTTGGGGGTTTAGGAATGCAGCTCGTCGAGGCTGCGTTTGATCTCGGATTCATCGATGCCGGAGAAGAACGCCAGCGTTTCGATCAGGTTCTCGCGCACGTGCTCGAGCGTGCCGACGGTCGCCCAGGTGACGTCCTCGTCGGTCTGCTTCTGGAGCTCGCACTCGAGCCAGTCGGTCAGGCTGGCGACGTCGGCGCGGGCCCGCATGAGGGCGTCGATTACCGGCTGCTTGTTCTTCTGCGTAGTCACGGCGGTGCCGTCCTTTCTGGTTCAATCCAGGAACCGCTGCATCTCGCGGTAGTACTCGTCGATCATGCTGTTCGTGCCGCGTACGCCGTCGCAGCGGCGCTGCACCATCTCGGCGATCCTGTGGAGCTCGTCGTCGCTGGTCCGGCTGGGGATTTCCCAGGTCATCCAGGCCTGCTCGCCTTTCGGCTCGCGGAGGATGCTGTCGATCCGGATCGTGGCGCTGCCGCGGTCGCGTTCGATGGCGACGTGCCCGGCGTTTCCTTCGAGTTCGATCCGCTTGGTTCGCATGGTTCAGCTCTCCTTGTTCTGGCGGTTACGCTGCCTAGCGGCGTCTCGGCGTCCCGCCTTGTAGGCCTCTTCGAGGGCGGCCTTCACGCCCCAGACCGCCACCTCGTGGAAATCGAGGCTGTCGCTCCTGCGGATGGCCAGCGTCTCGATCTCGAGGTGCCGGGCGGCGATCTGCTCCAGGGTCTGCTGCCGTCGTTCCTGCTCGCGTCGCGTCATGGCGGTTCTCCTTGGCGTTTCGTTCGTCACACCCACATGAAGCCAGGATTCGGCGGCCGCTTCAAGGCAATTAACCGCCTGTGACCAAAGAACTTACAGCTTTTCGTAAGCATGCCTGGGGGCTAGAGATATGACCGCCGAAACGCCGAAAATCACCGCCCTGACGCCGGCCCAGGCGGCTAGAATCCTCGCCGCCGCCGGCAGCCGCCGCATCACCGAGGCCATGGTCCGCGCCGACATTGAAGCCGGAGCGCCCACCCACGCCGACGGCACCATCACCCTGGTGCATTACACCGCCTGGCTGGTGCGGGAGGTGGCCGGTGGCGATTGACCCGCGCCATTTGCGACCGTCGGTGCTGACGCGGATGCTGAATTCCACGCCCCTGGGCGAGGTGATCAGCGAACGGCAGCTGCGCCGCCACCGCAACCGGGCGGGCTACCGCATCGGCGACGAGAAGCACGTCGACCTGCTGCGCTACGCCGCCTGGATCGTGTGGCTGCGGAACAACCCCGAGCCCGACCGGCAGCCCGCCGACTACGAGGCGATGAAGGAGGCCGCCCGCGCCCGCAACGCCGAGCTGTCGGCCATCGGCCGCGACATCGGCGACATCCCCGACGTGCTCGACCCGCAGCGCAAGGCGCGGGCGGGTGGGGATTTCCGGTTCTTCTGCGAGACCTACTTCCCAGAGGCTTTCTGCCTGCCGTGGTCGGACGATCACCTGAAGGTCATCGCCAGGATCGAGACCGCCGTCCTGCACGGCGGGCTGTTCGCCATGGCCATGCCGCGCGGCAGCGGCAAGACCACGCTGGCCGAGACGGCCTGCATCTGGGCGATGCTCACCGGGGCGCGCGAGTTCGTCTGCCTGATCGGCTCCGACGCCGGGCACGCCCGCAACATGCTCGAGAGCATCAAGGTCGAGTTTGAGACCAACGAGCACCTGCTGGAGGACTATCCCGAAGCGGTGTACCCGATCCACGCCCTGGAGCGCATTCACAACCGGGCCAAGGGCCAACTCTGCAACGGCAAGGCCACGCGGATCGTCTGGACCGCCGACGAGATTGTCCTGCCGACCATCGAGGGCAGCGCCGCCTCCGGGACGATTATCCGCGTGGCGGGCATCGAGAGCAGGGTGCGCGGCATGAAGTTCAAGCGCGCCGATGGCCGGGCGGTGCGCCCCACACTGGTCGTGCTCGACGATCCGCAGACCGACGAGTCGGCGCGCAGCGATCAGCAGGTGCGCTCACGGATGGAGACGCTCAACGGTGCAATCCTGAACATGGCCGGGCCCGGCCAGAAGATCTCCGGCATCATGCCCTGCACCGTGATCCGTCCCGGCGACATGGCCGACCAGATCCTCGACCGCGACAAGCATCCGGCCTGGCAAGGCGAGCGCACCCGGCTGGTATACTCCTTCCCCGACAACGAGAAGCTCTGGGACGAATACGCCCGGATCCGCGCCGACAGTTTCCGCAACGCCGGCGACGGCCGCGAGGCCCCCGAGTTCTACCGCCGGCACCGCACAGAAATGGACGCCGGCGCAGTGATAGCCTGGCCGCAGCGCCACAACGAGGATGAGCTGTCCGCCATCCAGCACGCGATGAACCTGCGACTGCAGGATGAGCGGGCCTTCTGGGCGGAGTATCAGAACGAACCGCTGCCGCAGGATGAGGGCGATGCGGAGCAGCTTTCCGCCGACGCGGTCGCTGCCAAGACCAACGGCCACCCGTGCGGCCAGATCCCCATCGGGGCCAATCACCTGACCATGTTCATCGACGTGCAGGGCAAGATGCTCTTCCATACGGTCGTCGCGTGGGAGGATGACTTCACCGGCTACGTTGTGGACTACGGAACGTATCCCGATCAGCAGCGCGCGTACTTCACGCTGCGGGAAGCGCAGAAGACGCTCGCGCGGGCCGCGCCGAATGCGGGCCTCGAAGGCTCGATCTACGCCGGACTGGAGAAGCTCACCGGTGACTACCTGTCTCGAAGCTGGCGTCGCGACGACGGCGCCGAATTGCGGATCGAGCGGTGCCTGATCGACGCCAACTGGGGCCAGTCCACCGACGTGGTCTATCAGTTCTGCCGCCAGAGCGCCCACGCGAGCCTGGTGATGCCCAGCCACGGACGCTACGTCGGCGCGTCGAGCATCCCCTTCAGCGAGTACAAGCGCAAGCGCGGCGAGCGCGTCGGTCACCACTGGCGCATTCCCAATGTGCAGGGGCGCCGCCAGGTGCGGCACGTGCTGATCGACACCAATTACTGGAAGAGCTTCATCCACGCCCGGCTGTCGGTGGCGATGGGCGATCCGGGCTGCCTGTCCCTTTTCGGGCGTAAGCCTGCCGAACATCAGCTTATTGCCGAGCACCTCACCGCCGAGTACCGCGTGCGCACGGAGGCGCGGGGTCGCGTGGTGGACGAATGGAAACTCCGCGCCGGCGGCCCGGACAATCACTGGCTCGACTGCCTGGTCGGCTGTGCGGTGGCCGCGTCCATCCAGGGCGCGGTGCTGCCGGGCACCGAGGTCAGGGCCGCCCCCACGCGGCAGCCCATCCGCCTGTCGGAAGTTCAACGGAGCCGGCGATAGATGCCCCAGGTCAACGACAAGCACAAGCCTAAGCCCAAGCGCGGCCTGGAATGCCCGAACTGCGGCTGCGCCCATTTCCGCGTGCTCTACACCCGCCGCGCGCTGGGGGGCCGGCTGCTGCGCCGCCGGGAGTGCCGCTACTGCGGGCGGCGCATCACGACGTATGAACTCACCTCCGCAAGCCTTCCGCAGCCCTGATTCCACACCGCCAGGTTCTATATGCGGAACGATTTCGTGCCCGGCGGGGGATTTCCGGGGTTGCGCGGTGCGCTGGGCACAGCGCGGCATAGGTAACCAGTGGCAGGATACTGTTCCCGGAGCGCGTGCATGGGTGAAGAGCTCGACAACTCCATCAAGACCAACGCCGAAGGACCGGCCAAGGCATCCGGCGATTCCGGCAGCGTCGAGCAGCACAAGCTCACTGAGCAGATTGCGGCCGACAAATACCTCGAATCGAAAAAGGCCAGCCGGGCCAAGGGGCTCGGGATCAAGATTGCGAAGATTTCGCCGGGAGGGACCGTCTGATGTGGCCGTTCCGCCAGAACAGGAAGGCTCGACGGTCCTGCCCGGCGGCTGTGCCGGCCGTGTTGCGGGCGCGCTACGACGCGGCGCAGACCACGGCAGAGAACGCCCGCCACTGGGCGATGGCCGACGCGCTGTCGGCGGACTCCGCGGCGTCGGCGGATGTGCGCAAGAAGCTCCGCGAACGCGCCCGCTACGAAGTGGCCAACAACAGCTACGCCAGGGGCATCGTGCTGACCATCGCCAACGACTGCGTCGGCACGGGCCCACGCCTGCAGCTGCTCACCGACAACGCCGAGGTCAACCGCGCGGTGGAAACGGCGTTTGCGGACTGGGCCCGAGCGGTCAACCTGGCCGAGAAGCTCCGCACCATGCGGATGGCCAAGGCGACCGACGGCGAAACGTTCGCCGTGCTGACGGCCAATCCGCTGATTGATTCACCCGTGGCGCTCGACGTGCAGCTGGTCGAAGCGGATCGGGTCGCTTCACCAGTCATGTCGATCTGGCCGACGGTGACCGACGTCGACGGCATCATGCTGGATGCGTGGGGTAATCCCCAGACGTACACGGTGCTGCGCCAGCACCCCGGCGACCTGGTGGCCTGGAAGACGCAGTACGACCTGGTGCCGGCGGAGGCGGTGGTTCACTGGTTCCGGTCCGATCGACCGGGCCAGCACCGCGGCGTTCCGGAGATCACGCCAGCGCTGCCGCTGTTCGCGCAGCTGCGGCGCTACACGCTCGCGGTGATTGCCGCGGCCGAGACGGCCGCCGATTTCGCCGCCGTGCTCTTCACCGACGCGCCGGCCAACGGCGAGGCGCAGGCCCTCGAGCCGATGGACGTGGTCGAGCTCGAGAAGCGCATGGCCACGGTGCTGCCCGACGGCTGGCGGCTGGGCCAGATCGAGGCCCAGCAGCCGACGACGAGTTACGCCGAGTTCAAGCGCGAGATCCTCAACGAGATCGCGCGTTGCCTGAACCTGCCGTACAACATCGCCGCCTGCAACAGCTCAGGCTACAACTACGCCTCCGGGCGCCTCGACCACCAGACGTATTACAAAGCCATCCGCGTGGAGCAGGCGCACCTCGCCGAGGTGGTGCTCGATCGCATCTTCGCCGCCTGGGTGGCGGAGGCCATGCTCACCTCCGAGCTGTCCATGCTCCGGCGCATGCGCGGCCTTGCCCATCAGTGGTTTTTCGACGGCACCGAACACGTCGATCCG